CCCTACAGCTTGGTGTCCACGTTCAATAAAATCACTAACGATACCACCACCGGAACATCCGAGATCAGCATACCTGATAACGGGTTTACCTATTACTTCCTCAGCGCGGTTGAGAAATTTTAACGAGCGGGTATTGTCATTTTTTGTACCCTTAGGCTCAACGTGATCATGACTATCGTATGCTATTGGGTGTTTGGTTATAACACGCATCAGCATTCCTCGCTTTTTACAAAGTTTGTACTGCTTTCATAATCTTCTTTACCTCTCATGTGAAGGTAATGACCATATAAACGATTATATGCTTGCTTGACAGCCCATGGTACTACATCACCATATCCCTCAATCTCAATACGAATAGCCTCGACCAGCTCTCGCGCCAATCGAAGCTCTTCAGCTGTACCACGCTCATGTACTTCAAAATCACCATTCATAACAAACTCCCTGATCAAATTGGTTTTGTTGTTACGCTACTTCCGACAATCTTATCGATCTTGGTTTTAAACGCATCAATCTTTGCAGTCCGTCCTGGCCACAAGATATACTCTTTGTCAGGATTAGCTTTCAAGTTTTTCAACAACGGTAAAATGCTATTATACAAGCTCTGCAATTTGTCCTGCAACTCACCAGCCTGCGACGCAGTTTGGTCTGCAGCTGCAATCACATTATCAGCTTCGGCCTTAAGCGTTTGTACTACTTCTAATTCATCTTCATCAACTAAGGTAAAACCAAAGTCGAAATCGTCTTCTATTTGTGTTGCCATTTGTCGTCCTTTTAAAAGAAATCGTCCAGCGTCATTTGCTGTGCATCTGTCTTCCAACCAATTGCATCGGTAATCGTTTTAATTGGTTCAACAAATGCTTTATCGAACTGCGTCTCGTAATCGATGTACGCATCAAGCTTCAGCTCAGGCGGTAGTTGACCTGGCGTTGAGATAACATGCGTAGGAAGTGGAGCAGAGTTTAACATATAGCAAAACTTAATCTTCTCGCCTTCACCAATCTTCAAATACTTGTGTGTCAGGTTACGTTTTTCAAGAATGTAGTTGTAAAGCAAGGCACCCTTAACATGAATCGGTGTACTTTTCTTAAAACTAACGTTGCCCGTGTAGTATGACTTCTGAATAAGGTTACCAGCGTTATCGTATACATCGTTTGGTAGCATACCACGCACACTACGAGGGAAGGCAACCTCTTCAAATGGCAAGGTCTTGAAATTTTTCTTCGCTTTCTGAATAAAGTCATGTAAGTCAGATTCCTGACCACTCATGATGATAGAAAGCGCACTCTTAATATCCTCACGACAAGCAGCTGGTGTAGAAGACCGTACAGCCTCAATCCCCTGCATCTTGAGTTTGGATTTATCGTAACGAACTCCCTCCATGTCCCACACGTTAAGGATGTAGTGTTTCTTTGCTGTCCAGATACCTTTATCGGAGATAGCTTCTCGCTTCATTACCATCTTTTGCTCGTATGCGTTGACGTACAAAGCAAGTTTCTGGTAGGTCTTATCAATGAACGGCTCGAAAATCTTCTTGCACGCAGTATCGAGATATTCGACAGTCTCCTTAACACCTTTACCTGGAAAGACTTGGTCAATCAGTTTATCAAGCGTCAAGTACATAGAGTCGGTGTCAATAGCCAGCACATAGTCAACTCCGTCCGTCTTCAGGAGTTTGTTAAGGTATTGGTTGATATGCTTTTCCATCCAACGGATCGATAGCTGACCAGAACGTGTGATTGACTCAGCCAGTCGAATATCAAACCAACGGAAGTACTGATTGGAAAGAGCGCCATAAGCACTGTTCAGTTGGATCTTCTTTGCAAGCTGCATATTATGACAGCGAGCAATCTCGTTTTCCAGCTCACGGGTCTTGGTGATTTCGTACGCCTTCTTCGCCTCCAGCATTCGTTTCTTCCACACAACACGGTCGTCGTACATCTTATGCATCAGAGTCGGAAGGAATCCGCGTTCTGAGCGATCAAAAAAGCAACCTGTAGGAGTGATGGTGTAATTGTTCAAACGCATCGTCTCGGCAATCGTACTGCCTTGACCGTTAGGAAACAACGATGGATCCATCGAGTGTTCTGATTCCTCGTCAAGTATACCGTCTCGGAACAGCCGCACTGTATCGTAACCAGTCTCAGTACCAGCATCGAAGTGCATGTACTGACCACGGAGCGTCTCAGGCGAGATGTTGTACTGCATGATCAAGTGTGGGTACAGCGAGTTCAAGTCAAAGGACACAACCCATTTGTGTAAACCAAGTTGCGGATCCTTAACGTGGCCACCTTCAATCGAGCGATCTTTATCCTCGCGAGTCTTGAGAGGAACAACAATACCCTTATCAATCAGGTAGTTGTGAATGATAATGTCCCACATCGCCACAGTTGTAAGACTGTCAATTAAGTTGACCTTACCGTCATACGCAATGGCATAGACCTGTTCAAGCAGCTTCAACTTCTCATCCAAACGAAACACAAGGTCAACGTCTCGGATGTTGTAATTGATAAAGTTGCGGAAGTCACCTTCGTAGAACTCGTGCAACGTGTCAAACCCAAGTTCATGGTAATCCAACTTCCGCTCGCCTAGCTCAAGTTGAGCAATGTAGTCCAGCTTGAAACTTTCACGTTCACCGAAAGCAAACTTCTTGTACAAAGCAAGGTAGTCAAGTACCGTGATACCGGCAGGGGTATAGATCCACGCATCTGCTTCACCCATACGTGTTGGGTCACGACGCTTCTCCCAACGACGCCATGGCGAGAGACGCTTCGCTGTCTTCTCATCGAATAGCCGTGTGATACGGTTGATCATGTACGGCATATCGAAGAACTCAACGTTCCATCCTGTGAGGACGTCTGGGCTCCATTCAGGACTTTCCCAAATCGTGAGGAACCGCATCACCATATCACGTTCATCGTTACACTGAATATACGTAACATAATCCAGTTCAGGTGTATAGTCTTTGATACCAAACGTCATGGCCTTGTCGTTCTTTCGAATCGTGATGGCTGTCAGTTCTTTATCGGCTGTACGGATGTTAGGGAATCCACCCTTTGAGTCTGTCTCAATATCAAGCACGACGACAGAGATTAACGAAGGGTCGTACTGCACCTCACCAGGATAGTGGTCATTGATATACTGATACTCGAACGATTCCGTACCGTACAGTTTATGACCAGGGATGTCCTTATTCGTCTTGATGTACTCAGCCGTCTCAGATATAGATCCAGGCGAGAACTTAGCAACATGTTCGCCCTGAATGCTCTTGAACCCTGTTGGTTTATGAGACTGTACGAAGATGTATGGTTGGTAATCGACGCGGTACTGCACTCGTTTGCCATCTTCGTATCCTCGTACTTGGATGGTGTCAAAGTTGCGTAGTACGCTTGTATAGAAATTCAATGTAAAGCTCCCCACAGATATGTGCAGGGCTTAGTTTACCTCATTTGAGGTTATATGTCAACGTAATGAAAGTTGGGTGTCTTTGCTTGTACGGAGGTAGTCACGTAGCTTATCAATCATACCTCTGTTACGAAGTTCTTTAAACACCAGGTTCTCAAAAGAGAACTCGCCCTGCGACTGAATAGCGGCAGCGCGCATACTGTATATCTTGTTCTTCAACTCATTGGCGACCGACATATCAACACGGCCCGCAATTGCGTTCTCAATTTCTCTTGTATAGAATTCAACCTTGTTACCAAGCATTTCATCCTTACTAAAATCGAGATCTTGAAATTGTGGTTTCTGTAACCACTTGTCCTTCTTAATAGAATACACCCCTTGACCTATCTTTCTCGTAGTATCAACGGGTTCAGCAAAAAGTTCAACAGGAAATTTGTACACGGTGACGTTATGTGTTGTTGCCCACAATGACTTCTTAGCCATGAAGTAATCAAACACGAGATCTTTGTCACAATCCATTGCATCATAATCCACCACCAAGTGAACATCAATATCGGATTGTTTAGTGTAGTTGTAGTTGACATTACCACCTGTTATGATAACGTCTTTGATAGCACCTTTTGGTACTTCAGCAAATTCAGCCCATGCATCCGCAATCTGTAGCAACTTCAAACGTACAACAGTGTCGAGCTTTTCACCTCGCCAAAGTTTAGGATTGAGTTGCTTATGATAGCGTAGCGTGGATCTGAATTGGTTGAATGTTTTCATCTTAGGGACTATTAATAGGTCATAAAAGGTGTTTATGCTCTATTTATAGACCTTTAAACATTACATGAAGCCGCGATATCCATGACGAGCAATTATTGCATCGACTTGTTTTTGACGTACCTCAATGATACTGT